TTAATAATCAATAACTCCAAGTTTCTTCAAGCTTCTTGCAATAATAACAAGACACTCGAGCTTCGTCTGTTCAAGCTTCAGATCAGAAGGATCGGCACCCTGAAAGATATTCTTATTATAGAGCGCCATAAGAGGCTTGTATGCCCAGGGAGCTTCCTTTTCGATCTCGCTCCAATAGTGCCATACTCTCGGCTTTGACTTTTCGATAGCATCATCTATCATCTTCTGTATTTCTTTTTTCGTCATTTCATTTTCCTCCTTAACTGTATATGTACCTATAGTATTCGGTATACCCGTGAACTTCGGTGTATTTACTTCATCCGTAACTTTGTTAGAAGCATTTCTAACTTCAAGATGGCAATGGCTGCCGAAGGAATAACCGGTATTACCTTCTATGCCGATAACGTCACCCTTCTTTACCCTCTGCCCCTTATATACTTTTCTTTCGGAAAGATGGCAATAGAATATCAGCTCTCCTGTGTCTGCCTTGAGACATACATAATTGCCCCACTGCCACGTAAGATCAGATTTATTCGTGACAATTCGGCTCTGTGTTACGGTACCATTGCACAAAGCAACAAGTTCTTTGCTTGATTCTCCGACGAGGTCAAGCCCAGAGTGAAAAGCCTGTGAACCGTTCAATACACGCAGACCGTATTTCGAGGTTACGCGGAATTTACCGCCTTTATATGGATTAAGCATTTGATCACTCCTTCTTTTCGTGCTGGGTACCGAAATAAAATGCTATCACAGAAGAAACAATTATCATCACATTATCTGCAGAGATGTTGCCCTTCAGTGCAAGAATAGAGAACACGAGCATCACAGCCAATGTCACAATGGTTTTTACTTTAATAAGATTTGCAAGATTTTTCCTCATGATTCAACCTCCCATGTTTTAACTTCCAAATAGATTTTGTCAATAAACGAGTTTCCTTTGAGCGCTTTATACGCTTCACATAGCATAACGAAATTCTCATATTCATACTGCCGAATAATCTTTGTATCTTTATGACGGTAATATATACGAAGCATTTCGCTGCGCAATTGGCACTTGGCACCGTTAGAAATTTTTCTCATACTTATAATAACGGGGATTATTACCCCCAACAAAATACCGATCTCGGTAATGAAGGTTGCTATTGATGATATAGACATATCATCACCCCCTATCTTGCAACCGACAGTATAAGCAGATATGTGCCTGCTTTAACTATCCTCGGTTTTGCTGATGTTCCACCACCGCATATATTCACGTTGCCACTGCTGTCAAGCAATAACGCCGAAGCGTTAGTATACAGTCTGCTCGTAAGCTTAGTGCTTATAGGCAGAGAAGACAACGTTATATTACTTGCAGATAATGCTGTCGGAGATGCACCATAATACGGTGTTGTGCCATTGTAATATAACGGCGAATTGCTCTGAATAATCCAATTTACTGTGTTGGGAACAAGACCGATAGCTTCCATAGGGATCAACAACGCCAACAATCCTGTATCATTGTAATGTTCCTTAACGAAATCATCACCGCTTATTACAGTTTGATTGTATTGATAAGGATCGGCAGCACCGAGATCGTTTGCCAACGTTATTCTCCTTACCACACTTATTGTAGGAATAGCCACATTTGCCGTAGCATAATTGGTCACATCGAATGTGCCGTTTGAAGATATATCCAATGTTCCCGAAGGTGTGATGCCCACAGGCACATTGACCTCGGCATATTCATAGGTAGATACATTATGTGTGCCGTTGGTAACTATCTGCTTTGTTCCTGAAGGTGTTACAGTTCCATTTCCCTTTCCAAAACCCGATATAAGAGTATCAACTGCATCACTTATATTCGTATCATTACTGCCCGTCTTTGCATTCGCTCTATCACGAATTTCTTTTAATTCATTGTATATAGTACCAAAGTTACTCATTATGCGTTTCCTCCTATAAGGTCTGCAAGGTCGTCGATATATGTACCAAACATTGTGTCAATTTCATCCTTCGAATAACCATCTGTAACATTGGCATACATGTTTTGTTGACTTGAAAGCTGGGCTGCAATAAATTCACCAAAGAGTTTCATACCTGCTATATTATGGTGCGTTTGGTCTGCGAGATAATATGCCGCATTGAGTTTGTTGATGCCCATGCCATAATATCCGTCTATAACAGGAAGATTATACTCAATAGCTACCTTACGTAATCCCTCAATAACATCAAGCAAAGTGTTGCCTTTTGCATTGGTATATGTGTCGGGGTATGAATAAGAGCCTTCACTTCCCCAATATCTAAATACGGGGACAGAGATGTAAAACTTAATTTGTGGATATGCTGTTAGCATCTTGTTGAGACCGTATCTTAATCCACCACATATCGACGTAATATCATCTATATCAGATGCATTGTCTATAGACCTATCACCACCTGCAAAGTCATTAGTGCCGTAGTGAAGAACTACGATATCTACATTAGAGAAGTCAATAACCCTAAGTTTCTCAAGCTGTTCACTCCAATGCTCAACAGTTGACACATTGTTGTCTTGATTTGTCCAAGTATTGCTTATTATAGAATCCACAAGTGCAGGAAAAGAGAAATAAGAGTAGGCACCACTTCCGAGTCTGCTCATTGATGTACCACCAAAACCGACATTATAGAGGTCTGCTCCTGTTATCTGTGCTGTCTTATACAAAGCAGATGTTTCGTCCCTTGTTCTTCCGAACAAGCTGTCACCGAAGCAAATCACCTTCTTTCCTACAAGGGGCTTCTCAGCTGCGTTAAATTCAAGATTACTCCTCGGCACTTTCAACGTGGGCTTTAACTCATATATAGGTTTCACATCATCCGTTATTTCTTCATCAATGGTTATGATGCAATCAAGGGATTCAAGCATCAATCTTGCATAAGCAAATCCGTTCCAACCGCCGAATGCTATTGTGGATGTGTCCCAAATTGCTGTGTTACCATTCACAACCAAATCACCATACGTGTTATATTGTTCGATGGTGTCAAGATTATACGTTATATTGTATGATGTTGATATGGTCTTGTTTTCGTCATACAAACCCCAATAAGTATTCGTTTTGTTGATAGATGATCTATCATTGAATTTGATGCGGAGTACCTGTCCCTTTTTAAGAGGTATAAAATTAGTAGTCCATACGTTATATGTCGCAATTACTTCCTCGCCGTTTCTTCCGAGATATGTTCTTGACTTGTAACCATATTTGTCAAGTATATTGGTATAAGGTGCAATAGTCTCACCTGTATCGCGAACATATTCTTCCTTCATCATGATTGCAGATGTATCTATATCCGCACCTTTACCCATATCACCTTTAGGAATTCCAAGATTAAGTATAGGATTTTCAGCCGTGCCTGTGATCGTTGCTGTAGCATTACTACCTTCGGTAAGAGTTGTTACTGTACCAATAGTAATATTAGGGGTCTTGCCCGTATCGCCTACACCGCCGGTCTTACCGTTTTTAACGGTGAACGTAGCTGTTTGACCGTTGCTTAAAGTTACGGTTATAACATTTTCTCCATCATCTTCATTTGACGTTATGGTTTGCTTAACTGATCTTACTGATATACCGTCCGAACCTTTAGCACCCGTAGCGCCGGATTCACCTCTAATACTTGGTGTAGTATGTGAAGTTCCGTTTGTGAAATGCAACGTCAATGTGTAATCTGCATTAAGTACAACAGAAGATATACCATTTCCATCTTTTCCATCGTTATAATCTTTACCCTTTAGAGGTGTATAACCATCGTTGCCGTCTTTACCCTTGAGAGATTCAATAAAATCCGCTTCAGTTCCTTCGTTCCCCTGTTCAAGCCATATCTCGTACGCAGATTTGCCGTCTGCTCCGCTGTCACCGCCTTCAGGTGGATTTTCTGTAAGATAATTATTAACAGCCGTTTGAATTTGCTCATCGGATATATTGCCACCAAAGGAAATCGTTTCGGTTACTGCTGTTACTCTAACTCCCGCCGGAATTCGGGTAAACGAAACTTTGTAGCAGCAACCTGCTTTCATTGTGTATAACCCTGTGGCCATCCATTTGCCTTCTGAATCAACAGACCAAATTGTTATATCTAACCCTTCGGCAACACACACACTTTCTATAGACGAAGGCACACCAACCGTGGAGTATTCTTTACACCTTGCATATAATTCATCTATATTGCTTACCGCATACAACGATTTTCCGTTTATACCCTGCTTTCCCATAGGAATGCCAAGATTCAATATAGGAGCTTCGGTAGTTCCCGTAAGTGTTGCTGTAGCCTCACTACCTGCATCAAGAGTTGTGACCGTACCTATAGTTATATTAGGTGTTGCACCTACTTCGCCGTTAAACTTGCCTGCATCGGCATCTGCGCGTACACTTGCCGCTGCTTCCGCAGCTGCCTGAATAACAGTAACCTCGTCAGCTGTAGGAGCTCGGCTGTTATCTCCGTGCTTACTCGGGCCGCGCTCTATGCGAACCTCCGCCTCCGTTGAAGTTATCGATGCAGAGATCTCTCCACCGTCAACACTTTCAGCATACACGGTAACACACATATAACCGGGAGACAGAACCTCATGAGGCACCGCACATTTGTTGACACCAACCAAAGGAACACTTATTACTGTGTTACCGTTTTTAAATTCAGCAGTGTATGAACCAAATCCTGCCCATTCATTTTCACGCAGATTTTCAAATAATGCTGTCGGCACATTAACCGCATTGGAAGCTACGGTATTATCATCAATACGCCTGAGTTTCTGACCGTCAAGCGTAAATCTTAATTCTGTTTTCATATCCTTTCCTTTCCGGAGGTGTTGCCACCCCCTGTCTTATTCTCCATTAAGGAGTTTCTTTTCTTCGTATGCTTCTATCCAGTCTTGAGCCTTCGCTTCAACATCGTCATAAAGACCGGTCATTTCAAGAAGAGCAAGAATTCTCTTCGTCTCAGCTCCGTCACCATCCTCATAGGCCTTAAGATATGGTTTCTTGTATCTGCTCGTGAACGAACTCCTTACACTGCTACGAGCCTCCTTTTCCACCTGACCCATAGGCTTGTTGGGATATTCTTCAAGCTGTGTGTCCGCTTTTTCCTCAATAAGACCGTCAACAATTTCGGTCATCTTGTCCTGATCTCCTTCGGTATATGCTTCTTCCACCATATAGAATTTGCCGTCCTTTGTCTGATACCAGTCCTCGTTTTCGTTTTCTTCCTTACCGTCTATCCAATCATCAACGATCGTCTGTGTATCATCGTATAATTCGGTAGCATCGAGATAATTTTGGATTCTTTTAGCTTCTTTAAGATCCCCCTCTTCATAGGCGTCAAGAAAATCCTCTCTTAACGAGCTCTTGATTTTCGATGCAAGTATAGATTCAATTTCAGCTTCAAGGCCTTTTTTAGATATGTTCGGGTATTTCTCCAACACATCCTTTCTTATTATCTCTCGGAGGTCGTCAAGTGTTTCATGCATCGCTCCGCGATCTCCTTCTTTATAAAGTAAATATGAGCCAAGGACAATATCTTTTTCGCTCATTTCATCTGTTCCCTTAGAAAATCCCTCTGCGATTTCATCAAAGAAATCTCCAAAAGAATCGTACTTCTCTTCATCGGTAAGTCGTTTATAAACGTTATAAGTTAATGCTTTGGCATCCCTATAGAAGTTTTTCAGACCTAATCCTAAAATGTTAGAAAGGTCTCCTATATAGTCAGCATAATCATCGATAGTCAATTCGTCCAAATCACCCTCTGCTACAGCTTTGGAAAATTTTCGAATATCACCGATAAATTCAGAAAGCAACGTCATATCCGGACGTTCAACATCCCAACCGTCTATTAACGACATCACGTCACTTGTAAACGGAAGCATATTCAAAGGATTCATATCTGATAGTAACCTTGATTTTAAGGCTTGTCCGTATTTTTTAGCATACGTCTCATCATCGTCATCGTCTCTTAGCGCCGCAACTATAGAATACGCCGCAGCACCAGCGAGAACGCTGAGAGTTACTATACCAACAGTTTTAAATGCTTTCGCCGTAGCCTTTGCTTTTTCGCTCCTTCCCTCAGTACGCGCTACTTTTAATATAGCATTATATGCCATGTTAACAGTTGTGGTCGGTTCGCCTTTGAAGGAGGTCGAGAATTTCACAAGGTCACTCTTAGACCTCATATAACCGCTTCGGGAATTAACAGAATCGTAAACCTGTGTATACATTATTACATCGGTAAACCTTATATCACAAGCTTCAAAAAACTCTTTGGAACCCTCTGCATATTTTTCAGATGCACGGATTTCATTTTTAACTGCAGCCCATATCGCACACCAACCGAACTTATCCATAAGCTCAGGAAACTTCATCGATGCATTATCAAGCTTTGTTTTCCTGTATTGTGCATCCGTAAAGAATCCTCTCACACCGGCCCTGCCATATTCGTTGGTACCAACATAATCATAAGCACTTTTTGAATATCCTATTTCATGACCGCCTATTTCCTTAACTATGGTAATAGGTGCATATTTTCTCATTTCTGCATAAGTTTTAGATATATTAAAATGATTGTCGTGATCGTAAATAGGTCTGAAGTGCAAAGGATTTATCATATCCATAGCACGTATTATTGCCGTAGGCTGCTGAATAGCTACAGATAAGCTATTCGCAACCGCTACTTTCATGCTTTTTGAAAATAAACTCATAAGGGGACTTATGATGCCCTTAGCTTGTGGACCTCCGTTTAGATCAGTTATATAATTCTGCAAATATGTATCCGCAGAGCTACCCAGTACACGTTCTATAATCTCCCTTGTAGAACTATACCCTCCTTCTTTTGACACATTGTTATAAACCCTCTGCAAGTTTTCTATCGGTAAGACATACGCATGATATGTAGCCATGCTGTTAAGGTGCTCGACACATACATCATCAAATGCTCTTAATATCATAGGATTATTTGCATTCGGGGTAGTAGGCTTTGCGGCTCCCATATTTTTAAGGGAAACCGTAGTAGGTGTCTTTTGTAATGTTTGTCTTACATTATCAAGGTATTCTTTAACCGATTGTATCGGCATATAGTATTTCTCGGTAAAAAGATCGATTCCATATAGTTCTCTTGAAATTTCATTACCTTTTTTACCGAAGTCAGACATGTACTTTTGAACAGACTCAACATACGCCCTTTGTTCTTTATTAAGTGAATTTATAATTTCGTTAATAACACTAAAACCTAAATTATAAGGTTTCTCTCCCTCCAAGTGTGTTCTGAATCGTTCAAAACGTTTTTTACCAGGCTTGTATTTTGTACCCTTACCATGTTGGACACCGCCGATTGCCATGTGATCTATAGCTTGCGTTCTTCTTGAATAAGCATATATGCTTAATATTTCACCGAGTGTTGCTGTAAATTTTCGTCCGTCCTCCAAGGTAAACGTCCGAGCTCTTTTCCAATCCCAAGAAGTATAGTGGTACTTTTTCCTTGTTTCTTGAATAAATGTCTTCACCTCGTCAAGATCCTTAGCCCATACACCGTCAGCATGTGCAGCATCCTTGTATAGTTCAAGATATTTTTGAGAACCGAGATATTCAAAGAAATATACCGGTTTCATTTCATTAACCTTGAAATCATTATAAGCATCACTTATCGCCGCTCCGGCAACTGTAGGATCCGCTCTTTGTTTTTCATTTTTCAAGATTTCACTCTGTACCCTATCAACCACCGTCTGTAATTCTTCTGTTTTGCCCTGCCTGAATATCTTATTTGCGGTGCTGATAGTATGCTTCACGGCGCTGAACACCTTTTTAACCTTTTCAAGTTGATATAAGGTCAGTTCGCCTCGTTTTACATTTCCAAGGCTTTGCTTAAGATCGTCTATCAAATTACTTACAACTTCCGAATAGGCTTGCTTTATATATTCATCCTCTGAATCGATCAATTTTTTATAAGCAGAAGACAGCTCGTCTATAGCGGCAGAAACATTTGTGTTTTCCAAGCTGTTTCTTTCACGTTCAAATACCTCAGCGAGCTTACCATCAAGCTCCTTGATCTTAAGGTCGATCTGTCTGCGTTTTTCCTTAATACTCGAGTCAAGCTCATCGATCTTCTTTTGCTTTTCCGAATAGCTCAAATCCGCATTTCGTTCTATAGACTTTACCTCTTCCTTTCTGTATTCCTTTGCATACTCTCTCTGTTCAAGCAGCTCTTTATACTCGGAAAGGAGCTCAGCTTCCTTTGCAGTAACGGATTTAACTCCGTTAAGAACAATATCAGAATTGCGAAGATACTCATCAAAGAGAAGTTTTCCGAGCTTCAATGCCGAGCCCACACTTTTCTCAAGATCAGGCTTTACATTTCGTTCCTTGGTGCCACGGTTAAGAACACGGTCTATATCCGAGATTTGCTTAAGTATATCCTGCTTCAAGGCTGTTTTTTTTCGTCCCTCACGATAATCCTTCATCAATCTTTTATCCGTTTCCTTTTGGGAGGTAGCCGCTCTTATACGTTCACGGTTCAAAAGATTTCTTAAGGCCTGTGTGCTCTCCAATCTTAAAAGCTGTTCATCTTGCTTGGATATACTGTCAGCAAGATTCCTTGCTTTTTTTCGAAGCTCATCCAACTTTTTCGTGAAAGCCTCGCTTCGTTTACCCTTGGCATACTGCATTTCATTTATCTCGTTACGAAGCTTAGCAAGCTTTACCTCAGCCTTATCCAATTCAATTATCTTTCTTCTGTATTCATCAAGAATTTCAAATTCTTCTTGGCTCTGTACAAAGTTTTCAAGTGCCGATACAAGCATTTCACGGCTTGTCGCTCTACCGGAACGGAAGGAATATGGAACCTTATCATTTCTTTCAGTATAATTAAACAAATACTTTTCTTTGTTTTTTGAATTATACTTTATCCCCCCATTATCTCGATCAAGACTCTTGACAAATTTATAAAGCTGTGCTATAGTATAGGTGTCGCCATTGGACGTCGGGGACATATCGGTATTATTACCGGGCAGGCCCTGTTCGATGGTGACATTTTCTATATTTTTAAAAACATGACCTTCTGTTCCATCAAGATTTTGTATAACCGTACTTACAAGACAATTTATACTCGTTCTATGACCATCGTTATATTTATAAAAATTATATAATCTATAACCATATAGCGAAGTATGTTTGTTATCAGTGTGCTGTACTTTCTCAACAGACATCAACACACTATTCGAAATTATTTCTCTCAGTGAAGGAACAACATCTATAATAGATTGTTCTCGTCCTGTGCCCATTTCTTTACTCAAACTTTCACTTACTATATCTTGATATAGAGTAGCAGTAATACCAAGTTGTTCGATTTTAACATCTGTTTTTGTATCTCCATAAGCAGTTTTAAATGCATCTTTTCCTGTTTTGAAAAAGCTTTCAAATCTTCCGTTATTAACTTTTCGCTGGACTCTATTTTTAGTTACAGTTTCTAAAGATAACGGGGTATTATCATTTCGAATAGTACTATCAAATAACGCGGATAATGGAAAATAATTTCCGAGTTTTACGCTTAAATCATCTAATCCTTTTTTAGCAAGTACACCACGCAACCCACCATAACCACGATTTGAATATTCTTGATACGAATCTGTGATTTTATATACACTATTTTCTGTTGAATTATTAAGGTGTTCACTTGCATCTACAAGTGCCGTCTCAAAGAGTGCATGAAGCTTTCCGATGCTGTCATTCATTTCAGACACAATTTGTCCCTCACGGGAATTAGGATTCATGCCCGCATACAATTTTCTTATCTTTTCCAAAAGCTGCTTAAAGTAGCTTTTTATTTTTTTGAAAAGAGTTAGATCGTTCGATGCAAGCTCGGAAAGATTCTCCAATATATCACCGTCCGCAAGCATGGTCTCCATAGAATCAGCAACAACCTCTTCGAAAGCTTTGTCATAGCTCAACTTTCTGTCATTTGCTTCGGCTTTTTCTATCTGTGCCTGTACAAGAGATTTAATGCTTACACCCTTTTCAGCATACTTATCAACAAGAAAATCTGCAAGTACATCAAATTTACCGGGAGACCACTCTCTTATGAAATGCGTAAGCTCATGAGCTACGGTATAGAGCATAACCCCCTCGTTTGAATTACCGGCATTTATATCAAGATATACCGTTGAATCTACATACCAGCCGTTGGGCGCTTTTTTAACCTTACCGTCAAAATCCTTAAATACCGTCTCTCCCTGTTTGTTTTTATATGAAGCATACAGATGAAATTCAACACCTGTTACTTCGGATATAAACTCAATAGCCTTAAGAGAAGCCTTCTGCCTTTCTGTCATAGTCGAGAAATCCACATGAAGATGTACATTACCTTTTTTACTGCGATATTCTGACTTTTTAACTCTTTTTGAATCTGCCTTTTTCTTATGGGCTGAAGCATTTTCATAAATACGTTTCATAGCAGCATAATCGAGTTTATCACCATAAAGCTTTTTCATATTTGAAACAGATTCATCAAAGCTTCTGCCTTCTATACCGGCATCATAAAAGTATCTGAAGCCCCTTGTATATATCTCCGGATCATATTTACCATCGTAATTATTCATATACGATTCGGCTTTTTGTGAACTGTAGAGCTTGGCTGTATCTATCATATATGATGTAGCACCGTTAGGAGAACCAATAAGATCCATAGATACAGTTTCAATCGAATCACCAACTTTGATTTTCACATTGCCGCGTGAAGCATATCCTACAATTTCCGCATCCCGTCCGTTATACATTACAGTATGCTTACCGTTAATCGCCGCACTCTCCTTCTGCTCTGAGCGGTACTGTGCCGCACGCATATCCCTCTGCGCCGCATCCAGCACACGTCCTGTAGCCTGATCACCAAGCACGTCAATATTGTCACTATTGTTCGCAACCACCTCCTCGGTGGAAACTCCCTCATAGCTCTGTGTATAAATGGGATCAAAGGCCGCCTTGTATTCGGCAACCGTAAGAGAAGAATTATCCGCCTTTGCGACCTCATACCCTTCTATAAAGGCATTCGCACCCTCAGTGCTGTAATCGGATGCTGCCGCAAAGAGCTCTCCTTCCTCGCCCTCGATCCTGAGCTCACTCAGCTCATAGTTACCATCCCTCGTCTGGACCACCATAGATCCGGCACCGTCCGAGCTTTCAATGCCTATGATATTGTCTCCACTGATATCAACACGGTTATTCTGTAGAGAATAGAGATCATCATAGAGCTTGGAGATCTCCGCACGGGATATATCCCCGCCCGAAACATAGCGGGAATATAAATCAACAACACGTTGACCAATTTCGGAATCTTCCTTGAATACTCCCTCTGCCTCCATATCAAGCGCTGTATTAACGATCTGAGGTATCATATCGTTGCCGACTTTTCCGTTATTTTTGCGAATCTCGTAGGAATCAAAAATATCTTCGTCATCAGGCTTATCGTAATTCATTTTTTCGCTCTGTGCCGGAGCTGCACCGACAACGGCCGTAGCCAAACGTCTTATTTCTTTAAGTGATATATCCTCATCATTATCAAGCTTATAATTAATACTATCCGCGAGTTTTAGTGTAGAAGAACCAACATCTGCAAAACCGGAAGACTTCCAATCGATTACAGAATCTACGAGTGACTGAATATTATCCCTGCCTTCTTGTGTGTCAGGATTATAGTCTTGTAGCTCTTCATCAGTAATTAGAGAAGAATTATATTTTTGCTCCGAAACATAACGAGCACCGCCAGCAGCACCGCCCATCACGGTACCCGATATACCACCGCCTAACATCTGAAATACACCGTCAACCAAACTGTCCTGTAACGCTATTGACTGAGCGGTAGCAAGGCTATAACCTTCTGATACATATGCTTCTACCGCGCGGTTATATTCAGAATTTTCCCCATTGATAAGATTATCAACGAAGAAATCGGCTGCAGCTGTTGCACCCTCTTCAGTAGCTTCAACAAAGCCTTGTTTGAATGTATTAATAAGCCATTTTTTGGCTGTATCTATTCCGATATCATCAAAAGCTTTTAAGTTACCCAAAGAGAATTTTTCAAAGAATGCTTCAAGACAACCCGATACGATACCATAACCTACAGCTTGCTCAATCGTACCACCGTTTTGAAGTGTTTCTACCGCCGTATTCGAAGCACTCGTAAGACCCATTACCAAAAGGCTCCATTCCGTACCTCCAGTTAAAGCTGCTGCTGCAACAAAATCTCCTATCGAGGTTCCCGTTTGATATAGGAAACTTGTAACATTTTTCCCGAACAAAGTCCAATCTGTTTCTTCTTCGAGTTCCTTGGTTACCGTACCACGAATTGTATTAGTAAAATTCATCATATAGAAAGAATTACTATTAAAATCTATAGGAACGTAATCAAGCGCATCCTCACCGCTGTTATGAACGTACTCTTTTGCTATCCCATACAAAGAGGAAACGCTTAAAAGATTAGTCGCTATACTCGCTCCGGTACGCCAAGCGCCCGCCCAAATTCCTTTAATTCCTCCTTGACCTACGGCAGATTCTATTTTATTTGTTCTATCTTCTGCCTTTTTTTCATTTCTTTTTCTCGTCTTGTATTCATGATATGAAGTAAAATCGTAACCGTATTTTTCAAATATCTCGGCATACTCCGCTTCTTTAGCTTTGCTTATCCTGTTATGTTCGTCCATATAGGATTCATAATCCGTAACAACATCAGACATTCTGACATCTTGTCCTATATTGCTTTCCTGAGTTTCATTCTTCAAAAAGTAATACTGGGATAAAGTCCCCTCTACCGCTTTTTCGAATTCCTGCAACGCAATATAAAACGCATCAGGACCATCATCAATAGTATCAGCTATAGATCCGTGCCCGCTTAGGTTAGAATGTACAAGTCCGCTAAAACGGGATGTATCGTAATAGTATTCGGGCGCATAACGAAGATAATACCTTTTGAGAAGTTCAACGTTTTCGGGTGAGTATTCCAAAGGGGTTTTTAGAAACTCGTCAATAGTTGTAACTTCTTTTTCAAGCATATCATAATCATATAATATTCTGCTTCGATATGCTGAAGACATCTTACTGTCATATTCTGCATCGCTATAGTTATTTCCGTTTGCTATCTGTTTATCTACCACAGAATTCAAAAACGTATCCGCGTCTTCGTAGCTTATATTTTCATCTGTGAGCACAAACTTCGTTTCATTATCACCGATATATGTTGAATCATTATTTAAATCGTTTCTTGAAGTGCCAAGAAAAATACCGCGCATATATTCTGAATCAACATCTTCACCGCTTTTTTCTTTTTCGGAAAGCCACGTATCAAGTTCGGGTTTTGATACCCGAAGGACTATAGAGTTGTATAATATATCGGCTGTTTTTTCGTCTCCGCTTTTGTCGGCTTCTAAAAATTGATCAAGCAGATCTGAACTTGTCAAATCCCTCAACTCACCGTTGGTACCGTATTTTTGAATTTCAATATCTTCCTCATTTTTAACGGTCTTATATTGCTCATACAACCACTGCGCATTTTCTCTTGATACACTTCCGTCACTGATGCCGGTACGGCTTTTTTTGTATTCCTCAAGAAGTTCATCAGATGTCATATTACCATACTTGGTATAACGGTTATAATCGCTCTCGTCAGCAAATTGAGAGTAATAATTTTCATTTGCGTCAAATGAACTTATTATGTTATCTATCCATCGATCACTTTCTTCTTTAGAGGAGTTCAAGTATTTATAATCTCTGTAATTATTTTTATATCGCTGGGCTGCTGTACGGTATCTTTCGAAATCATCACTTGATATATATTTTCCGTTAGTAATCGAGTTTACATACTCGTTTACTGTGCCAAGATCGCCTTCAAATTCTTTTTGAACTTTATACGCACCAATTTCATCTTTACGAAGATTTTCAATTTTAGGGAGTGTTTTACTTCCTTTGTTAAGATTCTCAATCTTTCTCATAACTACTCCTTACTCTTGTGTCTTCGGATCATTAACTTCAAAATAATCGTTTATACTTCCGTCCCACATCCAATAACGTCCATCGCCGGTAGTCCAAACATTTTGAACAACGCCATTAACGGTACCTTCATATCCGGTTTTTGAGAGTTTTTTGCCTTCAATATTGTTTGGCTGATAGCCGTTGCTGAAAGTTTTGGAAGAGTCATACTTTCCATCCTTGTCTTTAGCATCAGGGTTGATCGTTCCGGTATATGGGTTTTTACCTTCTTCAAACTCATATTTTTTATCACCGCGATAATATGTATATATGGTTTTTCCATCATCATTTATATAACTTCCGTTTTGAACCATACGCTCAAAATCGTTTTCTTCATAATAACCTTCACCGGATGAAGCAGGCGAAGAATTATTATAATTCTGTACATTCCAATAATCAGCACTTTCGTTCGCCGCAACACCGTCCCAATAATTACGCTCATCAAACCATTTGGAATATTCTTCGTTTGCCTTGTTATCGAGGTAATCGCGCTCGGCATAAAACTGATTCATAAGATCCTGATAATGACCCTGCGTAATACCGTATTTATCCAGCAGCATTTCACCCTCTGCAAGATATTCGTTTTGCGCCTGCTGACGAAGTTCGGGAATCTTATTGTCAAGCTCGGTCATATAGTCCTGGTATATCTGCTGGCCCGCCGTTTGTCCCCAGGAATTCGAGTAACCGCCGCTATATGCTGCAGACTGCGCCACGGTATCCTTCATTGCTTTATTCGCATTCTTTGTGTACTGATTCTTATATTGAGCATAGAGAGCGTCGCCGTTAACGTCATAGCTGAAATCATCACGGTTAAGATATTGATCAAGAAGCTCTTCTGCGACCACCCCATATTTGGAATTTGTGGGATCGTTGTTTGCTTTATAATCCTCCGCTGCTTTTTGTGCATCTGTTACAGCTGCGGTAGGATTCATATATTCCTCCTGCTTCTTTTTCGTTTCGTCACTAACACCGGTTATAGCCATCTTATTTTCCTCCTATTTTCTTTTTAAGAGAATCGGTAAGATTCTCTTCGTCTATATTTTCAAATCTCTGTGAAAGTGTTTCCGCGAGATAATCAAGGTATTCTACAATTTCCTTATTACTCGGCTCACGTTTAATCTTCTTGATATAGCTCTCAGCCATCTTTACCCCTTTCACCGTCTTGCGGTAGCTTTAACTTTTCGGCAAACATACAATTAAATGCATATTATCCGTTCTCATAGGCCTCCTCCAAGGTTTGAGTTATAGAGAAAATCTTTGCATCCCCCACACCCTCAAGCCTCAATTTGAAATGATCACTACGGCGAGGATAAAAGCAAAGTTTCTCAGTCTTTCTTTTATCGTCATTAAATTCGCGAATACGGATCCATTCACCGGAATCGTATTTAACGAGTACTGTACAACTGCCCTTGAGTTCAAGAGCTATATCTATCTGAGCAAGATACTTTTTTGCCGGCACGTCATTGCCCAATGTTTTGGTTTCAAGATACCAGGAGAGATCTTCCTCATATTCTTTGGCAATATTGTTCATACCGGTATCGTCATAAACCAACGCCGAGCCGGAACTGTTGAACGATACATACACAAGTCCTTCATTTGTCACAGCAACGCTCTGATGATTTATACTATCTTCCTTATGCCAGATGCCCTTTTCAAGATCATAAACATAAGTAACTTTATCCAGCATCACATATAAACGGTTACGGTAGCAGAAGATACTTGCTCTGCTCCAGTTAGAGATCTCATCACAAATATTGGAGGAAATACACACAGGTCCTGAGCTTGTATAGGAATAAACACCGTCACGAGACACGTAAAAAAGAGAGCCCCTATGAACGCAGGTCTTCCTCCCCGGACCGTCAACTGCTCCGGGACAGTCGTAGGATGTAATGGAATAAGATGCAGGACGCGAGCCGTTAACAACGATCATTTCATTCTCTTTAAAGAATACAGGCGCACCGTTAAGTGCAGTACAGGCAGTAAACTCTCCTTCACTTCCCACCGTCGCCGCCCAGCTGTCCGATGATATACCTTCATATCGATACCAATTATTTACCGCGCCGAGAGCACAGCAATATATACTGTGTTCTTTGTTAGACGCGCCCCATATTCTGTTTTGCGCTTCGCAAATACAATCAAGTTCGGGAACATCAAGAGATATAAGTGTATCGTTATATAAAAACATTTGGTTTTTTGCAGGATGTGTCTGACCTTCAAAATATCCCATGCCTCCATATCCTCTTAACGTTTCATATACCGCATAGCAAACATCTATACGTACATCAAAATATACCTCATCAATTGTCACTCCCTCGGATATAACACTTTTTTGCGAACCTGCATTTATAACCTCATGAAATCCGTTTACCATGTTTTCCACTTCCGCAACAAATCCGGATCCGTTATAAAACTTCATGCCGGTAATATGAATATAGTCACCCTTCATAAAGCTGATCCCGTTCACCGCAGGCAAAAGGAATCGGGCAACAACACCATCAACAGGAATCAATGTATTAACACCGGGGTTTATTCTGTATGCCATACGGTAATTTGTTCCTTTAACATCAACAAAATATAAGGTGGTATTGCCGAATTCATTAGAATTCGCCGAATATTCATCGTACAACGCATTATAATCAGAATAAGTACCATAATTTGATATAAAACTACCGTCATCCTCGAAAAACAGACGTAATCTACAGTAATCGCCATGGTCCAAAGGATTTATTTTAAGGACTTGAGCTGATGCAAATTTGTTTGCTATTTTATATTCCTTCGCTATCCTCCTGCCCTGTATATTATCGGGATCCGAAAGATCCAAGGTACAAAGACCGTCGTGGGTAAGGAACAAAGACTGTGTGTCCTTATTACATTCCCAATACCCCGCCATAAAGCTGTCCGATAATCTTGCCTTCTCACTTAATACTCCCGTGCTTTCATCATATTTGTACAGCACGCTGGTGTCATAGCCGTCCATGGCCAAAGCATACAAACCGTTATTGTTAATTAATCCGGTAATCCCTTCCAAGGCTACATTTATACTCTTTCTCTTCGGCCGAACCGCAACGCACGGAAACTCTGCAGAGCTCATATTAAGAGCATCGGCAAATTCATTCACGGATGCGCTTTCCTGGCGGTTGATACCTCCGAAGGTATTAAGGATCCTTGAAGTTCTTTTTATATTTTGTATTTTGGGTAAAAACATATTATATTACCACTCCATTTTGTATTTCTGATTAGGAAGATACGTACGGTTCCACCAGTTCGCAAAATCCGAATACAGCTCGTTATACATGATCATATTATTGGTATATCGAGAGGTATCCTGGCGGATATAATCGATCTTTGCAAGCACGTAGAATACATACATATCCTTGTATCTTGCAGGAGCTATAAGAGTTGTATCTTCGCTTATTGCGGTATATTCTATATTATCGGGATTCTTATGTGTACACACAAGCTCCGTGTATATTCGTTCTTCAAGCTCTGCAATATAAGAGCACAGGGTTCCCGAACTCAGCTCATGCCCTGCCCTCTGCAGATCTACATCTTTTATAATATCATTCGCTTTCAATCTTTTGACCTCCTTATATAAGCGAAAATCGGGAGCTTGCGCCCCCGATCGCCGCCAGGCGTTCGCTTATTAACATACTATAGGATCGTATTTTGCACGAACCAAAGCCTTATACACAGGATAAGGAACCTCTACGGCATAGCCGCGAGCAATCTTATAATCCTTCTGATTCCAGAGAACATACACCGGCGCATCTCCGTCACGTGTTCTGGGAATCTTGATGTTCACTTTGCTTTTGAGCTTTTTAACAAGCGCTTCGTGTCTTTTATCTACCTTGGTCTCTTCAGCAGGAGCTACCTGAGTTTTTTCTACCTTGGTTTCATCTTTCATTGACATATTTATACCTCCTTAATTCTGTTCGTCATCTTCGCTATAGCTTGAGCATACCTCAAGACGAATGATTCTTTCAGGATAGAGAACTGCTGCTGCATGGAAGCCCTTCCAGCCCACTGTCTGTCTCTGATCAAGAGGATCGGATGAGCCTGCAGAGCCGAGAGCCTTAACAATCATTCTCATAGCACCGCCTGAGAGTTCAACTCTACCGTAAGCATCACGACCGAAAAAGATACAGCCGAACACCGCAAGTCCCTCGGCGGTACCGGTATTGATAAGAACCTCGTCACCTACATTACCAACAGCCGCGGTAATATTGTTACCTTCCATATCGGTAAGCTTAAGACGATCAGTTGTGCTTTCGGTAATAATATACTGTACTCCGTTGATCATAACGAACTTTTCGTCCATCCATTCACCTGCAACGAAATTGGGAGATACGCCCTTGTCATTCCTCAAGGTGATTCTCGAATTGGCGGTATCAACGGCACTTATAGTCATTCTGCCGTAATTAGGCCAAACCTTCGCAAACTTATATACCGGGGCCTGATTAGTTTCGATAAAGCGCACACCGTGAAGCTCACCGATTTCACCGTTGAAAATCTCGGTAACGGCAGCGTACTTATGAGCCTCGATCCAGCCCTCACACTCACGAAGGTCCTCGGAAACAGAAGGATGAATGATGCAGATATATTTGCCGTCGATCTTGGGTGCCTTGTTCTTCTTAAGTCTGGTAACAACCTTGTTGACAAGTGAAGGAGTGATCTTGCAGTTTTTATCAAGAAGCAATCTGTCTAATGTAGGAGTGGAAACACCATTCACCACAGAGGGCGCATACATTACCGTCGCTTCATTACATACAATATCTCTTGTGAGCGTATCCATTGTAAGACCGGCCTGCGAGCCGTGCTCCTCTGTACAACCGAGAATAATATCATCAACCGCGGTAAGGTCGAGAACATCAGAAACGGTGGTGTAGTCACCATGCTCGGTTATCTCCGCTTCAACGCTTGTCATATTAATCTTATTACCGTCAGGGGTAACACCCTCTTCAAGGGGAACAAGAGCGGGACCGAGAGTGTCAAACTTTCTCCAGGAGATCTTCTTACCCCTCTTTGCGGGAAGGTTCTGTAGCTTACCGAACTGATTAAAGAACAGTTCCTCCTTGGCATTCTCAAGAAGCTCTGTATCATAATATTCCTTCATGGAAGGCGAAAGATCATTGCCCTCAGCTGCCATGTTTGTAGTCTGAACGTTTGCTTCAGCAAAAAGCTGAATATTAAATAAATATTTTGTAATCATTTTTTCTCCTCTCTGCAGAGGCTACCAAATTATTTTTTCGCCGCTGCGTACACGTCTTTTAATTTCTGCTCTGTCCTCCTTTGTAAGATCAGAAGGACGCGTCTTATACACAGGTGAAGCATCTCGGCTCATAGCACCCTCCGCAGGTCTCGCTCTTCCGGCAGCAACGCTGTTTGCTATCTTTTCCTCTGCCTTATCGTGAGCATATTTCATCATAGCCGCATCGATCTCGGCACGGTGAACCTTCTCATAGCCTTCCTTTACCTTGCCCTGAAGAGCAAACTCGCGGAATTCGGGATTTTTCATCTCCTCGTCCATGTTAAAGGAAGGATAGAGCTTTTTGACCTCAGGAATCTCCTTGTTCCAGGAATCAAATAACACCTTGCGGTTATTTGCCTGTTCGTCTGACTTTCGTCTTGCCTCTGCTTCATCCTTAAGCCTTCGGTTTTCACGAAGTAGCTCAAATGTATTCTTTGCAGTCTTAGCATCGGTACCGCTTTCAAATCCGGCACGTTTAAAATAGTTTTCGTCCTCGGATACTGCTTTAGCTATTGCAGATGTATCCTTCGGATCCAACTTATAATGCTGTGCAAGAACATCAAGCATTGGGCGCATAGCATCAAGCTCTGCTTTACTCGCATTGCTTCCTTGTACACGTCTGTCAAGATGGGCCTTTGTTCTCTCACTTACCTGTGTTTTCACTGTTGCTTCATATTCCTTCTTCAGTTCCGGATCTGCTTCAAGAAGTTCTGCAAGTGTCTTTCTTTTACTTTCTGTTTCTGTCGTCTTAGCCTCGGAAGCTTCTTCACTTTCCTTAGACTGTCCAGAAACATTTTCGGGAGTTCTGCCATAGATAACGTTACCAAGGGGATTTACCTTCGCCTTGCGCTTACCTAAACCGCTTCCCTTATCCTCTGCCTTGGGTGTACTTTCCGCAGCTTCGGACGCTACAGCAGATGTAGAAGCCGCACTCACTGCTCCGGTACTACTGGCAGGAGCCGCACCCTCTGCGAACTGCTGAATAATAAATAAGTATTTCATATATACTCCTTTTCAGAGGTCTTTCCCTCGCGTCTGTATTTCAGAGGTCTTTCCCTCGCGTCAAATATCTTTAACGGAAACGAACTGCTCATAACGGCTCGCTACCATATAGAATCCTATTTTTATAACCTCAAGCTGAGCCCGAAGGATGTCTTCGTATTCCTCTTTTGCAACATACCTCACCTTCGTATATCCGCTTTTAGTTTCTATTTCACATTCTTCAAGCTTATCACGAATACAATCAATAAGATTAACAAGCATAAATGTCACTGTAGATACTGCAGCGCAAACAAGATCCCTTCCCGGTTCTGCCGCTCCTGCGTGTCCTATAACCTCTATACTGTCCTTTGTTATTAATACGTCTATCATTATTGCACCTGCGTACTTTCCTGTGTTCTCTGTCTTGCATTCTGCATTCTCGTATCCTCTTCCGCAAGAGTACCGTCATATTCCGCTGCTGCCACAGTCGCCTCTGTAACCTTAGGCACCTCCATATTAAGTGCCTGGGCCATAGGCGCTATCTGAGGAATAACATTCGGGTCATACTTGCTTGCCATACCGAGCGCCAGTTGTACAAGCATTGTGTACTGCTGCCTCATCTGATCATTGCTGTTTATTATGTCAACCACATCATCCTTGTGGTCGAAATCCATCATTTCAAGAGCAGCACGAGCAACCATAGCATTCTGTGGGTTAAAGAACCCCGCTTTCAAAAACTGTAACGATAACTCATTCTGTGCCATCTTGGAATATGGAGTACGCTTCTGAGGATGCACCTCGATATCAAATATCGGCAAACGGTAACCAGAATCTTCACCTCCCAGACCCGCTTCCTGAGGCTGAGCCACCAGCTTTTTGTTGCTGTATGCTATAAAGGTATCCTTGCCCTTATCGTCAAGAACTCTGAACCATCTTGATATGTCATAGAACTGTCTTATAAGCTCTATGATCATGAAAATAACCTCACGGTATGAGTTATAGGAATTTTTGTTGGTATCTCTCGAAACCTTTCCTGCAGCCTCCTGCATTGCCGCTATACCGGAGGCGGCTGTAACACCGGAGGTCGTGGCGCCGTTGGCAACGTCCCTGTTGGTAGTGGTGTCCTTCAGCTCCTCGATCTTGTTGTTAAGGACAGCTATAGCAATATCACTGACGGGAGTAATAACGATCTGCTTTAAACTATCATCTCCAAGGCTGCCCTGGGTATGAATAAACGTTTTTGTGGGATCCGCAAATTCCTCTTCATTCACTTTTCCGTCTCCACGTATAAAGAAACGGGGATGCGCTGCCGCATAAACGTTTTTAAGTATAGCATCATCAAGTATATCTATCTGCTTCTGTACACCCTTGCCTATATCGATATAGCTATATCCGCAAGGTGTTCCCTCGATGCCGAAAAGCACATCCAAAACAAAAGGATATAAACCATGGTCATACCAACCATTCGGAAAAAGTTCGGGTTCATTTTCAGTGGCAAAGAGCACTTGATTTCCGCTGTATTTACACAGATGCAAGATCTTACGGCCGTCTTCGGTGTATTTATGATAATACCAGTCAACCACTATCGCCATATCGCTCGTATCAACATTATCATCATAGCGATATTGCTTAAGACTAACGTTCTGCTGTCCCGTCTTAAATTTGAAATCGGGATAAGCAACTTCCAGTGTTTCCTTATCAACCATACTCACGTAAAACAGATTCGGTGAATCCTGTATATCGGTTACACCGGGCTTCCAGAAAAGGTTGAGTATATCGACCTTTTTCAACTTTATTTCTCCAAGCCCACCGTTAACCGTAGAGTCCCAAAACACTCCGTACACACCCGCACCCTGCTTCAGCTTATACCACTGTATGTCAGAATACACCTTTTCAAAATTGCACTGCTCAAGTATAACGGGGATTATCTGTGAAAGAACCTTGGCTTCCTCCTCGTCATCCTGCATTCGAGGACGAATATTAGGCTCGGGATAGGAATCCATAGCGTCCGCGTGCTTTGAAACGATGCAGTTCCAGAGCCAGGCGGAATTCTTCTCTACCGTTTCCTTGTTCTCCTTGCCGATACCGCGCCATGCACGAAGTTTCCATTCATCCTCGTTTGCAACTATTTTGCTTTCGAGATTTGCCTTGCCGCTTTTATATTTAGCGAGAATAGAATTTGCCTTTGATATTTCATTTGCACCTATAGGCTTTTTTGTCTCTCTTGCAAAAAAAGATCTTTTCGGTTCGTCGTTCCCCTCTGCCGGTATTTCCTCTGCAGATCTCGGTGCCAAACCTTCCCCCGTACCCAAGCCGATCATCGCCGGTGCTTCTTCGTTATCTCTTTTATGAAATATATCTTTTAAACTCATTTTTATCTCTCCGTTAATTGTGATATTTACGTTGATCAAGCGGATCATCGCCGATATCTCTTATCGGCTCGCTCTTTACAGGCTTTATAGGTCGTGACATACAGAAGTATCTCATCTCGTCCGCGATGTGATCCTCACCTTCGGTGTCAAGATCTTCTACATTTGTTTCGGAATAAACAAGAAGCGGCAATGTCCTTATAGCATGTTTGCAATTATTAAACACATACATCATCGGAAATCCGTTGCAGTCGAATGCAAAACGGTAATGCATCTGCATCCAGCCCTGGATTCTTGCATTATCTCCGGGATCAAAATATATGCCGTACCTTGCGGCGGTATCGGCAACGCTGTCACCTCGTGAGGTGTCCCAGATCGAGGGGTCGGCAACACCGTATATATTACGGCCCGCAAGATAAGGATGCTCACGCTCGATTCTTGCAATCTCCGAAAACTGCTTTTCGGGGGTCCACTTAACGCCCTCATTCGGTGTGCTCGTGCAGCCGTAAAGTTCAAGAATACGGTATGCAACACCGTCATAATCAACCGCCCACCAACCGCAGGAGAAGGGACGGTTATAACCGAAGTCGTATGATCGGTATATCGTCCACCCGCTCGGAATATCAAAGGGCTCAATAACATGGGTCCACGTCTTGTCTCTGTAGTGTTCGGGATCGTCAATAAATTCCTCAAAAAATTGCCCCTCAAATATATTCCAATCACCATAACGCCAGGCATCACGTAACTTTGGAGGAAGTGCATCAAGCTGTTTGATATAATCAGGATTCTCACGCATAAGGGGTTTATTATCGGTTACAAGAGCCTGAATAAAACTATACTGAGAGGGATCTTCCGTTTCGTTATATCTACGGTCGATAAATAATCGCTTAATATAGGCATGGCCTTTTCCTCCCGGGTTACATGTATAATAAATTCTTTTCGGGAACCTGTTAACACCTCTCACACATGCAGTTATTGCCCTCATCTGATATTCGGAAAGTTGTGTCGCCTCATCAAGAAAAATAACATCATATTCAACGCCCTGCAGCCTGTCAAGATCAGCATCTCTTGCGCAATAGCTAAAACTTATGGTACTTGTATTAACAAACGTCAACAACTTGTCCTTGTCATTATATTTAGCTGCTCCCAAGAGTTCACTTTTAAGAATTCTTATATGGTTGTTCATAAGCTCGGGGTAAGTACGACGAACTATAAGTATCCTGATTCCCGGATAATTCGCTGCAAGCAATTTCGCCTTTGTTCGCACCGCCCAACTCTTACCGCCGCCACGTGCTCCCCCAAAGCCAACGTGCTTTGTATCAGCCTTAAGGAATAATTTTTGTTTTTCCGAAGGCTCATCAATGAAAATGTGTACCGGAGTATTATTCTTTTTCTTTTTCCTCATTGCGCGTACTCATCCGTTCCGCCCTTAATACTTATCGTTGATGATCCTGCAGAGTTTTCTTCATTAACCGCTTGCATCTCCGCCTCGATACGCTTCAGTTCAAGCTCATATTCCTTTTGCTTTTCCATTGGAAGAATACCGCGAAGAGCACTCATCTGTCTTTCAACTTCCTTAAGGACCTTCAGTAACTCTGTAAGATGACCGGTATTCAGCTGATCAAGCTCGATCGTACTGTTAGGTTGTCCGTCAACACTTACACGGTACTTGTACAGTTCCTTAAGCTCGGGGTCCAGACTCTTATATATAGCTTCAAACAAACGATCCAAAGCCTTTTCATACTTAGCAAATTTCTTCGCATCGGCATTTGACATTCGGTTATAGATTTTCTTAACCACGATTTGACCATAGTTTGACCGTTCTTCGTCCCACTTTTCTTTTCTTGCTCTTTTAATAAGAGTAGAGTAGGATATATCGTGCTTTTTTGCAAATTCGGAAAGAGAAATTTTTTCCCGCGCATATTCGGTTTTTAATGCTATCCAATCTATCTTTTTTTCACTCATATCTACACTTAAAAAAATTTATAATTCATCAACCGCCCGGGGTCGAGCGGGATCTTCAGAGGTGACAAAAGACAGATCCCGCCCGGGCTTAATTTAATTATACTTAGCAAAAAAAATATTTGCAGGGTATTAGATAATAAAAAAACAAGCGGTATTTAACCGCTCATTTTTCATACTTTTTCATGCAGTCCTTGTATATCGGGCAGGATTTATAATCATCATAGCAATACCTTTTCTTCCTGGCTTTTTTATTATTGGGCACTATCAAAAGCCTTGCCTCCACGCCCTCGTAGTTGCAAGGTGATTCGCATTGCATTGATACTCCCTTCTCTTTCACATAGAAAGGGCATTTTATGTGTTCATCTTCTCCCCAATTCTTGGGCATTATTTCTCCTTTCAGCCTATATAGGCAAGACAACAAAACTCTGAACAATTCCAGAGCAATTACTTACGCTTCTTTTTCTTCGGTTCCTCGATCTTCCGCATCTCGAGGTATAGGTACCAACGCTTATTGTAATCGTTCCAAACAGGGTATGCTTCAATAAAGCGATACCCGGGGTATCTTCTCTCCCAGTAGGCATTGTCGCCAACGTAGGTCTCACACATATTCTTGAGCTTGGCGGCGGAGAGCTGCTTAGGCTCCGAGGTCTTAACCACGGGCTTCTTGCAATTACGTGAGCAAATATATCTCTTAGTACCGCGGGGATCCTTGGAGAGATATTCTGCCGCAGCCTTCTGACCAAAGCGCTCAGGTTGAAAACGGTCCGCGTTAACACGTTCTCCGTCCTTCCAAAGATCCTCAGCTACATCACGCGGCATTTCGGTAAGAAACACGTGAAAATGCCAGTTTGAACGTCCTTTACGAGTTCCGGTCTTGTAGATCTGTTCCTCAATGGTAATAACATATTTCCCTTCAGGAAGACCCTTTTTTCTACGCCAATATCCTATACGACGAGTATAGTTAGATATGTCCCTATGTGCTTCTTCGTACGTTTGCGGAGCTTTTTCGGGGAGATATGTAAGATGAACGAGAAGATCTCCTGTGTCAAAATTCGTATTAACAACTGCGGCAAGTTTTTTTGCAGCGGCTCTTCTGTTGCATTCAGCTTTAACAGGGGTTGTTCCTTTGTTTTTCGGTTTATCCGAATATTTACGGCCCGATGGATATACCGGGTAAAAATCCACTTCTAACATTTTCCCACTCTTAGTTCTTTTTTCCGCATATAACATATCGCTTGTATCTCTTTCTTTTAACTTCGTTGATTTGTAAGAATGCACTACAAGGCCGAAGACGCGCACGCGCGCGCACGCGCGTAACGCGCCGACGGTACCCGCCTTGTAATATTCTTTTGCTAATGAACATAAGTCACAGAGCTTAGGATTCTAAGCTCTGCCAATTACGGTCATTAAGTATTCATCTTTTCGCTTGCGCTCTGATCTGCCGAGCTTGTCGCTTGATCTCTTTCAGTTCCTCGGGAGTAGCGATTCTCTTATAAGGGCATTCGGGAGTTATAGGCCCCTTGCGTATGATCCCCGTATCAAGGGTATAATGGCAAGCCCAAACGCCTGAGAAATATTTATAATAGGCACAGTCACCGCAAGCCTCCTCCGAGCAGTAATGACGTTCTATTGCTTCAGACGTATTCACCCTGTTCTCCTCTCGTTACCAACGGTACAGAATAATCCTTTTTTAAATCCGACATTCTAAAAGGAGTTTCGTGACGGTGCACCGTACATGGTTTAATTGACATAACAACCATATCTTTTTTGACATACTCTGCATTATCCAAGATGTAGTCGATATAAACAAGACAACTGTTGCCGGTCCAGTATTGTCCGTCATATTCATTCAGTGCCAACAAATCACCTTTATGATACGGTCTATCGTTCTTTCTGATTTCAAAGCTTTTTTCTCCCGATATGACCGCTTTAAAATATTCGGGAAGTATTTTAAGTTCATGTATCAATACTCATTCTCCTTTCATAAGTTCTTTATAAGAAATACCTCCTGCAAGTCCGGGGGACTTATCACTATCGGTTGGTATATATCTCGCATCACCAAAAGCAGGGTACAAAAACTCTAACATAGCAAAATTAGCAACATCTATAAGATATTCTTTGTTATGAGTTTTTTCGTATTCTTCCAGTCTCTCTCTGATACACTTATAAGCCTGTGCAAGTTCGGGATATGTTTTACTCGCCCATCCATATTTGTAATGTGACATTTCAATAGCATTTTTCATTTTTTCTATAAATGCATTTGAAAAATCTCTTCTCAAAATTTCTTCCCTTATTTCCATCTTACACATCCTCATCTTACAACAACCTTAAGCTTCTTCATCTTGACCTTTTCAAGCTTGCCGGTGCTTTCGTCAAGAACTACGGCATAGCGGCAAAGAAAACCTACACCGACTGCTATAACCTCTACCTCACGGTCATATCTAAGGCCCTTTTCCTTGGTCCATATCGTTGCTAACATCTTACCCCTCCTTTGTTATGACGTCTGTCAACCTTTTTCCAAACCTGGTACAAAGCAAACGCCAACGGATCATTGACATAAGCAAGAGTCTGCGCTCTCTCATATTCTTTTTCAAGAAGCTCCTTTGCTTCATCTAAATTCATAATAATCAACTCCTATCATTAAGATTTATTATATCTTCAAGTTCCTTCTCTTCGATCTTCCTACCCTCTGCAGTTCCCGCTTTACGTTGCGATTCCGTCGCCAGAGCCTGTCCGCAGCTCTCGCAGAAGGCTTTCTTCTTAAACAAACGATTTCCACAGCAGGGACAACGTATAATCTTCATATCATATTCATAGTCAACTACTTCTGTCGTTGCCGGAATCGGTGCAAGCTTACTCCAAAGCATTGCATTTTCTTTTTCTAAGAGAACGATATCATTGAATACCGAATGCAACACTTTCGAATTTGCTATAAAACGGTCAACTGCAGAAACGTAGCACTCCTGAAGCTCCTTATACTTATTTTCAAGACTATCAAGAGCACTCATTGCATACAAGAGTCTCTTTGCGGCTAAAGAATGTTTTTCCGCAACGTTTACAATTCTGAGGTTTGATCCTCTCGAAAGAAGAACATTCATCGCAGTTTCTCTCGCCCTTCGTGCATCCCTGAACATCATCCCAATTCATACACATATCTTTTTGCCAGTATTCCTCATAGCCGTCACCGGCGCCGGAGAGCTGTTTCATTCGGAGAACAAGGAGACCGGCAAGATAAGAGAGATCTCCCTTCATAAGCTGCTTTTCATCATAAGACATAACATTCTTGTGCTTCAGGCATCTGGGAGGAGCATTATCACCAAACGCCCCGTTCCCCATCATCTTACGTGCCTTATTCATATTCTCGGTAAGATATGCCGTGAATACCTTCCCACGTATAGCCTTCTCGGACTTACCTATTTCAAGGCTAAGCACAGCATAGCTTTTGCCGACTTTGATGCCCTCCCCGAGAATACGGTATTCTTCTTTAGTCCATTTGATATGGTTATCGGCCTTCAGAGGACGAGCCTTTATACCCAAATCAAGTAACCTGCGTTGAACCGCACCCTCGCTCCTGTGCAGACGTGCCCCGATTTCTGTTGCTGTGTATTTGAACTGGTTAACAAGGGTTATAAGCATCTGATCTTCTCCGGAGCTCCACTTGGCATTGTGAGGCTGTATCATGAGTTTTCTTTGCAGATCGGTTTTTCTTTTAGCCTTCACCCACTCCGGCTCAACACCAAATATGTTTTCTTCAAGCCGAGAAAAATCAAAGAAGTATGCATTTCTTTCGGCGAAGATCCAGAACTCTTCAAGATCCACCATCGCCACTCTTTTGGTAACAACAAGCTTATATCTTATGGGAAAACCCATAGCCTTTAAGCGAGGTACATCATACCCGTAATTAAGTCCAAATTGCTCTATAAGTTCATTAAGTGTTATATACTCAGTCGCATGAATAAGATCCGGAAGATTCCAACGTTGTTGCTTGTTTTTAATTGCATCTATGGTCCGTCCAAAGCGTTTGGCCATTGTAGGAATAGAATATAACCCCCACTCTGTTTCAAACCGTTCGCGTTCTTCCTTAGTCCAGTTTCGAGCTTTTCCCATTACCTTCACCGAGTAATATATCTTTAATCATCAACACTTCAAGTGTGTTTTCGTCCGAACCGCAGAACGGGCAAGGTGAAAATTCAACCATCACCCCTCACCGCCTTTCAATATATCAATAGCCATTTGAAGTGCTTTCATATTGTCCGAATATGTTTTCTTAATAACAGGTATAAGTTCAGGAATTTTACATTCTTTTATTTTTTCTTGCCGTGCTTCTCTAAAAAAATCCTTTGTTTGTTCTAATCGTTTTATAGCCTGTTCTTTTGTCATTATTCACCACCGCCTTTCTCGGCTGGGTGGTCGAATACTGTGTCGCAACAATCAACCCATACAGGCGGTTGTGTTTGTCCGCTACAAACAGATAGCCACACTTTGCCGTGTATCAATGCAGACAATCTTTGCTTAAATGTCATTTTCCAACAAGATATACATTGCTGACCGTCTGTATATACCCAAAGGTTCGAACATTCTTCATCGGTCATATTCTGCGGTTTTAACAAATTCTTGTTTGCTTCATTAAACTTAATCGGTTTCATTTCCCCTCACCGCCTTTCTTTCGGGTGTTATAACCGTTGGTTGCTTATCAATGACTTCTGCCACATAATCAAGCATTATAAATTTAACCTCATCTTTTTTGTCTTTCGCCCATTCCATAGTGTCGGTTAATAGTTTTCTGCTATCAATCAAATTTAACTTGCTCATTTCTCCTCACCACCTCTTTCTTTTGGTGTGCCGTTTTTTGTATTCCATTCGTGAATAGCGGTCAAAGGATTTTCCCATTCTTGCGTTGAATTGTGATTATGACAACATATATTCATACAACATACACGCCATTTGTTTGAAAAAGGCAAATTTCCAAGCGTTGCCGTTTGTCCGCAATCGGGGCATTTTGAAATTAAAGAATTGATATAATCCCAGCCTTGTAATCTACTCGTAGCCATAGCCATCACCCCTCACCGCCTTTCTCGGTTTGGTAAGTTGCGAGGGCATCTTCAACCCATTTTGCTAAATACTTATACAGTTTATAATCTGTTGTTGTCCCTTTTTCTTTGCAATTAAAAATCAAGTCAGGAACTACATATTTATGCCACCCTTGTTTCGTTGTATCTATTAACTGACATGACATAATGGGATTAAAATCGCCATTGGGCTTTTTACTCTGCCACGAGAAAATGATACGGTATCCCAGATTCTCTTTGCTTATCGGAATATCAATGTGGATCGGCAAATGAGGATTTGCAAATGGTTTTAAGTTTTCATAAAACCATTTTTTATCTAATTTCACTCCCCTCACCGCCTTTCAACTTTGCAATATCCTGTTCGATTTGTTTTTGCACATTCATATAAAACACCGATAATGTATCACACTTTATACACGGATTTGTTATTTCTACAATATTGGAATCATCGGGCATTGTTTGTGTTTTTATATTCGCATCGGAATATTTATGACCGCCCGTGAGAAAGCACATAAGTCTGTTCATTCCTCCACACCGCCTTTCACATTACACCGCAAATATAGTAATTTTAGGGATTTTTTATATACTTATACTCCACCGGAAGATCTGCAAACTCTTCACCCTCAATGCCACAGATTATAACGGTACCCACAAAGGATATACCGCATATATCACAGCAGTAGGGCTTGTTCTTGATCCTTCCCTCTTCATCACAGATGATCACAAGATCAGAGGCAAGAGTTACCGTTTCGATATATCCGCCTACCGTCTTCTGCAAGTTTTCAAGAGTATTTGATATAAGTACATGCCGGGGACTCTTCCCCGGCTCTATTATTACAACACTGATTTTCTCGCTCATAATTACCCTCCTGCATAATTTTTCATCTTTTCTTGACTTCTTCTCAAAGCAATTTCAAAAAAAACATCCGTATCAAAACTACCTCGTCTCTCTGGAACCGTCTCCCCTTCATCCTCCCACCTTCGGCCGTTCAGCCAGGTCGAAGCATAGGGAATGAACTGCCCGTTATCCTTGACCCACTGAGAGGAACGCTTATCCCGTTCAAGAGCTTTTATCATCTTCTGCAGGAGATCTTCATCGGGAGAGATCTTGCAGAATGCTTTTTTTGCATCCGCCTTTGCCACCTTTCGGGGGTACACCGACCAAAAGCGGTCAAATAAAACGTCTAATGATTTCTTGGGAGTTCCCTTGCGGCAGTATTGCGCCACGATCTTAATTACAAGATCAAGGTCAAGCCCATCGGGGATCTTACCGGTGTCGCGCAGCTCGGTGAGACCTGCTATAATATCCTTCATGTACCCACCGCCATTTTCTCACCCTCTGCAGGTGTAATACATCCATCTGCCATAAGAGCCCTTATATACGAATCTTTTAAACCTTTAACGTTTCGCAACGGTACAAGGAACACATCAGCGAATGTATCTACTTTTTTATGATCTTTATATACCGTTATAGTACGGTTCCGGCTATTAATATAACCGTATCTTACTTCCTTAAAATTGTGCTCATCATCCAAAGCCCAAAGCACAACCTTGTTATACGTAAGTTTCCTCCTTAATGCATATTTCATATAATCTACCTTTCTTCTAATCACTTTAATTCTTATATTAAACCGCGCTTCGGGCACTAAACGGAAAACACACACTATTCTTCATGCCCGATCATGCGGGAGCAGGGTGCCAGCACCCTGCTTATAACTTATAAATTCTCTTCGCCACAATATTAGTTATTTTCTGTTTTTCTCCGTCCGAATCGACTCGCACACGGTTGCGGAGCTTACCCTCGATAACGTATGTATCCTCGGTATTAAGCAGCGGTACCACCTTTTCGGCTGTAGCACCATATACACCAATATCAAATACATCTACACCGTCTGCATACCTGCAGTTCAGTTTGAAGTTAGCAAATGTATATCCCGTAGCGTGTTTCTGTATCTTTGGTATAGCCTGTACCCTGCCCGTGAGCGTAACCATATTGCAGTCACGTGATACCACATCCTCAAGGATCTCTTCATCCTCTGCGCATATACCCTCTGCCAGGCTTGCAATATCGATCACGATACCCTTGAATATTTCGTTCTTGATATTCACGGTACCGACCTCAAGATCAAACATTCCTGCAGAGAAATACGCATCAAAGAACTCGTCCTTCTCAAGAGCAGGCCCGCCGTCAAGCGACCACCTGCAAGGATTTCTTACACTATAAAATAAATCCTTTATTTTCATTATCTTTCCTCCTTCCTGTTTATTCGCATCCAAACACATGATTACCTATCGTCATATAATAGGCACCGCAACAACTTCCGGTATTGAAGTACACACACTTATCATTATTAAGTACTCTCTCCATGCGCAAAGCAGCTGTAACAACGTCATACTGTGTCTGCGTAGGTGTCACATATTCCAGACTTGAGGCCGTAGTAAATTGCCCGGGTTCATATATAACGTCATACACAGTATCGGGAAAGTTCGGGGATTCAACGCGGTTAAACACAACCTCTACTACCGCAAGCTGCCCCTCAAAGCTCTCTCCCCGAGCTTCCGCCCAAACCAAGCGAGCAAGCAACTCATAGTCTGATGTGTACCAGGGAAACTCTTCTTCATATACCACCGGCGCCGCTTCAGTTGCTTGTTTGGAATCCGTGTAGGTTGGTGTAAGCTCGTGTATACTCGGTTCACTTTCCGTTGATTCTTCCTCGAAAATCGTTATTGTTTCAACACTCTCCGTTGATTTGGACTCCGTTTCCGTTGTTTCTGAAACGATTTCCGAAAACGGTACCGTCTCTATGGTTATATCCGTTTCTTTGGAAACCGTGTCCGTATCCTCCGCTATTGGATCCACCCCGAACTCATAAGCATAACCGAAAGCAATAACCATAAGTGCCAAAACCATAGAACATATTACCGCGATAAGCGAATTAAACTGATATCTTGTTAATTTCATTTCTCATTCCTTCCCTTTTTTAATTCATCATTTTTAAGCAAAACCAAGTATTCCTTAGTACGGCTCATTGCTTCAGATAGTCTTTCCGACATCCGATCAAGCTGGTCATCCGTAAGCTTATCTACCTTTTCATTACCTACATACAAAGTAACCGTGAGCTCCTTCGCCATTCCCATACCTCCTTTCAGCTGATGGCCTTCGCAAGAGCAACCTTTGACACCTTACTACCAGGTAGAACCTTTGAACCCAAAAGCTTAGGCACTGTGCGAGGATCCACCCCGAGCCATACAGCCGCTTCCTTAACATTAAGTAATTCTTTGTCGGGAAACCGTTCGTCAAGCCGCTGCAGGTTATCCCTATAATTTTCCTTTTCCCTTGCCATATAATTTTCCTTTCTTAAAAAGTAGCTATCCTTTACATCCCCCGTTTTCTGTGTTATACTGTCTAAAAACACAGAAAGGAGGAAATATGCGATACGTTAAACTTCAAGTAACCTGTCCTGTTTCAGGCGAACCCGAGACCATCTACTATCATCCATTGCCGGATGGATACATTTCAATGGACGGTTGCGAAAAATTCAACGGTTCAAAAGCCTGTAAAGACTGTTTAGAGCAACATTCAGATGCCGCAGTAGATGAACTAATCAAGCTCCTCAAAAGCGGTAACCCTTTCATTAGATACCCGGAGTGATTCCTCCAGCGCCTCAAGGTAGATATCTCCCTCTGCCTTGGGGCTTTTATTATTTACTGCCTTGTGATACCCGATCAAGCATCGAATTATTACAATACTCTCATTCAACTCATCAGCTGATATATCCGGACCTCCTTCAAGTACCTTCACCGCAGTTCGAATTGTATCGATATAAACTTTGCAATGAGATTGCAAAGAACATTCTACCTTAACCGGTCGTATCAACCCGTTCTCTCCGTAACAAGCCTTATATGTACTCTCGCATACGGTAGTCATTCTTTCATGATAACTTATCAACCCTCGAAGAACCGAAATATAGTTTTCTCTCTTCTCCATACATTTCTCCTTTCTCTTTACATCCCCACTTTTCTGTGTTATACTGTCTAAAAACACAGAAAGGAGGTATTTTAATGAATAAGGCTGAAATCGCAATGCAGTTATGCTTGGCAAGAATTAATGATGTAACTTACACAGTTGACATGAAAGAACTTGGTAAAGAAATTGCCGAGCTCTACAATACTGTTTACAACAACCTTGATATTGACGAAGATCAGGACCAGTGATCTTTATCAACCATAAGTAATTGCGCTAATGCACAAACGACTTCCGGAAGAAGCTCAAGCTCCCTGGGGGTCGTTTCTCCTTTTGTGGTTTTAACTATCCAGTCTCTTATTGACTTAATTACTTCTTCTCTCATACCTTTCTCCTTTCTCTTTACATCCCCCGAATTTTGTGTTATATTGTATATATATCGTGAAAATCGGAGGTTACCTATGGACGATTTGAAATTTGAAATTTTAGAAACACTTTATAAATCACCAGAACATCAAGCGCACCGATCTGATATTCTCAATGCTCACCTCGGCAAAATAAATTATGCCAACACCATACTTAACGATCTTATTAACTCCAACCCACAGTTAGTGGGTAAAGCCGTCGGGTCTGGTAATTTGAGATTAACTTCTCACGGAATATTAGCTTATGAGGATGAATATGAGAAACGCCGTAATAACGCCGAAAACAAAAGAGCAAATCGTCAAAATAAAGTCATTGCTATTGTTTCTCTTTGTATCGCCGGTGCAACCTTCGTAGTCGTTCTTATAGATTTCATCAAGCAACTCTTGTAATTCTTTGTTGGCGTTTGAATCCCACCAATCCTCAAACTCCCTGTCCGTCATACCGTCTTCATTAGTCATACGATATCTCGCTATCGCTTTTTCTCCGATAATAACCTTAATCATTTTTATTATCGGGGCCGTCCAATCGTACTTTTCATCGTCGGACATTCCATCCCATCCTTTGGGCCTGCCGGGAAGCTCATCAGGCCACTCCCAAACAATAAGAGCATTGGCCATCTTGGCAAGAGTGCTGTACGGTATATCCTTCAACTCTTCGCAAATAATAAAGATCTCTTTCTCCTTTTCATCTTTAAACCTGATCTGTTCGATTAATTCAAGAGATTCCTTCTTCATCTGATAACCGGTATCCTTTCAATAATTTCTTTCGTGCTGACATTCAGCACGTTCCTTGTCGCATATATCCTCGCAAGATATATGCGATTTCTTTTTGCCCTTATTTCGAAATAGTTCATACCTTTCTCCTTTCTCTTGTTTAGTTTTCTAAACTTTAGTGCAAAAAAAATAATCTGTTATAGATTCGCCCGGTATCGATAATACTTTGACAGCATCCATGATCTCATCCTGAGTAAATTCCACAACATTATTAAGCTTCTTACTGACAGACTGATTTGATAAATTCATCTGTTTTGAAAACTCTTTTTGAGTGCCGCATACTTCCTTGATACGTCCTTTTAATCGTTTGTAATCATACTTTTCTTTCATTACATCACCTCCGATGTTTAGTTTTTCTAAACTTATACTATCATACATTTTTTAGTTTGTCAACACCATTTTTCAATTTTTCTAAACTTTTTTTCAATTTATATTGATTTTTAAATCAAAAACGTGTATAATCAAATCATAAAGGAGGTATTACCATGGATATGTTTAACGATCGACTTAAACAAGCAATGTCGAGAAAAGGTATAACACAAACAGATTTATGTGAATTAACCGATATTCCTAAATCCGCTATGAGCCAATATATATCAGGTAGTTTTAAGCCTAAAGCACATCGTACTCATGCTTTAGCAAAAGCACTTAATGTAAGTGAAGCTTGGCTTATGGGTTATGATGTATCAATGGAACGAAAAGACACCAACAAAGATATACCATATCCCTCCAACATCATCCCGATATCTCAGGTAAAAAGAAAAAAAGTCCCCCTGTTGGGAGACATAGCCTGCGGTCAGCCTATTTTTGCAGATGAAACAAGAACCGAGTACGTTCTTGCCGATGAGAAGATCAATGCTGATTTCTGCCTTAAGTGCCACGGCGACAGCATGACCGGCGCACGTATCAATGACGGTGATATAGTATTCGTCCGTCAACAACAAATGGTAGATAACGGAGAGATCGCCGCCGTGATCATAGAGGACGAGGCAACACTCAAGAGAGTTTACTATTACCCCGACCAGGGCAAGCTCGTCCTTAGCGCAGAGAACCCCAAGTACGCGCCCTTCGTCTATACCGGCGAGGAGCTCAACCAGATCAGGATCCTCGGCAAAGCCGTTGCATTCCAGAGTTCAATAATATAAGTGAGGTAAGGATTATGAATATTTTGTTCTATTTAATTGCATTTGCTATGTTGATGATCCCTGTAGCAATTATATCAATTATTTGGAAAATCATTAAAAAAAGATTTCCTGTTAGATTTATAATAGCGGCAACTATCTTTGTTTTATATGCAGTAATAATTACAGTACTAAGAACAGATTTTGGCATAATGTTAGGAGCCATACCAGCATTTATATATTACGGTTCCATGTTCTTCTTTATCGACCTATTCTGTAAACTATTCACAGGGACTCATTTCTTCTCAAAGACTCCCCCTTTAGTTACAAACCGAACCAATGAAATCAACGAGAAAAACAAAAAGAGCCTAAGCGCCTTGGAGTCAAAAGCATCAGAAAAGGGAATGAGTGTGAATGAATATATTTGTTCAGTTGTTCCCGAACGGTGCATAAAAACTTGTAAAAAGAATCATGACTTAGGTGAAAAACTTGTGATCGAGCTTTACGAAAGTAAAAAAATTGACGTAGACGTATATAATTATATGATGAAGCACTATTGTAAAAAATGAAAAAATTTTCACAGTACGCGCCCTTCGTCTATACCGGCGAGGAACTTAACCAGATCAGGATCCTCGGCAAAGCCGTGGCATTCCAGAGTTCGATAATATAAGTGAGGTTATGATGTTAGCTATCGTAGGGCTTATCATTTACTTGATTGCTTATAGTACATTTCTTTACTCATATGTATATTCCTCCAGACGTATTAATGTTTGGTACTATAATGCTAATGGTAATAAATATAGAGAAGAATTGTGGTTACGTAAACCTTCGATCAGAGATCTCGATTTATGTAACGATAGTTTAGACTATCGTTATAAAGTCGAGGATTATACAGAAAAGGTTATCAAACCGTCACAAGACTATTTTACATTAAGAAAAAAACTCGAAACGCTTTTAGAACCTAACAATCAGCCTGTATTCATAATCGCACTCACATCTTTTTGTCCAATTTCGGGGTTTTTAAAATTTATCATCCCAAACAAGTTAATATTGATGATAATATTTGTTTTCGTTACAGCTGGAATCATCCCTGTAATACTTTTTCTTTTGTCTCGTCGAACAATCCCTTTTAAAGAATTTTGTTATTCTGAAGAAGAATTGAAAATGTTATTTCATCGTTCTAATTACAACGTATCAAAAGAAGATGATTTCAACAATTTTATGATCAGCAAACACTATGAATATCTCAAAGAGATTGAGAACTATGCATACAAAGCCAATAGTTGTAAAAAATATTGCGATATTGTATCGTGCATTATGTTTTTTATGGGGGTTCCTTTGGGATATATTTTATTAACGATTTAATCAATAAAAATAACAACCCCTGACTGCTGCAACAGTCAGAGGTTAGAAATATAGAACCCACCCAAATCACCAAGGGGATACTATACCCATTTATTATAGCATCTCCTTGCAAAAAAATCAAGGAGAATTTTTTATGCCTAAAAATCAACAGTTAAAAAAGAAATCCGTTACCGTTACGGTCAACGGAAAAAAGACCCGAAAGTACTTTTACGGTACGTCCATTCAAGCAATAAACAAGAAGATCGCCGCCTTCCGCGAGACCGAGGAGCAGGGGCTTCTCTTCAAGAACGTAGCGGAGGAATGGCAGGCAAGTATAGAGGGAAGCGTAAAGTATTATACAGAGGAATGTTATAAAGCACCGACCAAAAATGTTATAGAGTGGTTCAGGGATCGATACATAAAAGAGCTTACCCCCGGTGATATTCAAAAGGAAATAGATCTCTATGCAAAGAAGGGATACAAAAAGCAGACAGTCAAGCTCCGTATTATAGTACTGAATCAAATATTCAAACACGCTGTTCTCAAAGGATATATACCCATCGGCTCGGATCCCATGCCCTATATCACTTTGCCGAAGAAGCTGACAAGCGGAAGTTATGGAACTGCATCCGATAATGACGTTGAGAAAATCGAATCGGGAGATTGTCCCCTTATTATAGCATTCTACTATTATACCGGGCTTCGTCGCGGAGAGCTTGCCGCTCTGAACTGCGAGGATATAGATTACCTGCACGACAGAATTGCTATCAACAAAGTTATCGAGTGGCACGGGGAGGAGCCTGTTCTCCGTGACGGAACAAAGAACGAAACCTCCACAAGAACTATCATGCTCCCAAAGGTACTTAAAGATCGCCTTATAGCCGAGGGGTATATCTCACGAAAAGGAATTCTTTTTCCCGGCAAAACGGGAGGATACATGAGAAAGAGGGAAACATACGCTCTGTTCCAAAAGTATGGAACGTTGCGCCCGCATCAACTGCGCCACGGTTACGTCACATTACTCTATAACGCAGATATAGACGAAATGGCAGCAATGAGCAACACCGGTCACTCTAACATATCCACAATGAGAGATAAATATACACACCTCAACCGCCGAAACATCGATACCGCAAAGGAAAAGCTCGATGCATTTATCAGTGAAAAAACGGGTACAAAATAA